CGCAACTTGCAGATTCGTAGCGGCACTTGCAACGGTTGTCGCTGCTGCAGCAGCATACGTCGCGCGGGTGCCTAGATCGCTCGCGGCTGGCACTGCCTTGATAAGTGATATAACCCCCTCGGTCAGACAACGAACCTTCTTGCCTTCCGAGAGCGTGTTGTCAACAGTCTCAAGGGCGATACCAGCACAGGTGTCACCCTGCGCCAGACTCGTCGCGCCATCACCGGCTAAGGCGTAGCCAGCGGTCGTCAGCCTGACGATATCGCCCTTCATGATCTTCTTTGCGGCCAACACCTCAAAGGCGATGACCTTGCCACCCTTGATGAAAGGGTCGCGGGCTGTTCTGTGACTTGCATTGTAAGCCATTTTAGGCCACCTCCCTCTAGGCTATTGCTACAGTCAATCCCGGCTGGATTTTGACGAGGACGTTAGTAGTCGGTTTCTCGGGGTCGATGGCGACCACCGCGCCGATGATAAGGTTGCCGCCTGTGGTTGCACCGACAGCTACTAGAACGGTTTGCTGGTTGCCTGCCTCTGCATTGAACGCGAGGCAGCCAACGTCGGCCTGTATCGGTGTGTCCTTGATAAAGGAGCAGACGCCGCTTGTCCAGCACTTGATCTTCATGGCACCGCCAACGTCTACTACCGTTTCCATCGCAACACCGACGAACATGTCTGCCGCTGCAGGTGTAGTTACCGAGGTAGCTGTGCCTGCAGCGATGATTCTGACGATATCGCCCTTGTAGATCGTTGTCCCACTCAACATGGGATAGGCAACAATATCGCCATCCTCTTTTGCGTAGAGTTCGGCGGGAACAGTCGAGGCTGCAACTGACATCTAGCTCACCTCCTCGATTCCGCGAGGACCCGCTTCGCAATCGGCGAGTTGATGTCCGCACCGATCTTACTAAAGACTTCAACTGTCTCGGGGGATGGCGCATTCTCGCTAGCATCCGCCCGCTGGTACTCCTTGAAGTCAATCACTTCCTTGTTCTTTTCAAGGAGTTCGAAGACGAGATCGCCCACGGATACAGTCCGTTTCGCGTCTCCCTCTCCGAATGTCACAAGTTGCTCCGCTGGGACAGGTCCTCCATGAAGCGGACGAAGCGACAACAGGGCGAACACGATCTCCCTCACGGCAGGAATGAACTTGCCGTCGTGGAACAACCGATCCGTGTCGCCTTTGGCGCGCTCTTCCTGCACGGCCTTCATCATGGCCTGCGCCTGAGCACCTGTCTGCCGGATCATCTCGTCCTGCTCACGCTTCATCTGCATGACGGCATTGTTGGCGTCCCGCACGGCTTGCACATCCGGGTTGAGCTTCCGGAACCGCTCGATTGCGGCCATCGCCTGCTCAAGAGTGATATCAGGCACTTCGGTGTTGATTGTCGTTTCTGCTGTTGGCATTATGATTTTCACCTCCTGGGGTGTAAAGACTTCGCCGCCCTGCCAAGCCTCAAGCGGCATTGAAAAGCCGACGCAATCTTCAGCAAACACCCGCGCGTCGGCTATACGGGGTTCGCGGACAAGTGAAACCTCTGCGATTCCACTCTTGTCGCGCTTGATCGCCACGGACAGAGCCTTGGCTGTGTCTTTCACCAGGTCCCAGGCGGCATCTGTGAAATCAAGGTCGCAAAACAGTTCCTTTCCCTTCCGGAAGAGGCCCTTGGCTGTCGCCAGGGCTCCATCCAGTACGGTGCTCATGTGTTCGAGCTTGACCGGAATAGGGGGTCCCGATGCGTGAGCAGTTACCCACGTATCCATGTCCGCTTCGGTCACCTCGATATCCCTGTCGGGATAACTGCCGGCCTCGAACAGTTTCGCACGCCGGGTTACGGCGAACACTGCAGTGTCGATGTTCATAATTACCTCCTCAGTCTTGATACCTGCCATAAACTGCGTCACCGCATCCAGAGCCGCCGCCTCATCCTCCGGCACGAAGTCCACGGACATTGCGACCCACCTGCCGTCACTGCGTTTTGTATACTTGTGGCGAACGGCGGCCCACGCTGTATCGAAAGCCTTCGATTCGTCGCCCTCATAGGTCTTGAGGGCTGCGTTGAACGCGGCGGCGAATATCTCAAGTGCGTGCGCCGGCAAGCCCTTGAACCGGCTGTCGGACTTGAGATCGGAAACGGTATAGGGCATAGTCATACCTCCTCTTCTGTAAAGCTGAACCCACACCCCGGCGTCAGGTCCGAGGGTTCTTCAGGCCATCGCTGGCATATCTCCGGCTTGTCCGGGCCGTGAAGATCACAGTCGCCGAGCGGGTTGAGGTGCGGGCAGGGAAACTTCAGAACCGCCATATCAGTGCCGTGTATCTCGCAACCGCGGGCACGAAGCCAGTCAATGATGTCCGGTATGGAAAGATCGACCGCGAAGCCGATAATGCGGCAGCAAGCGCCACATCGCAGACAAGAGCCAACCCGTTTCAAGCCGCCATTCCAATCTGGGTCGCTACCCGCCGAGCCCCCTTGGTTCGCCAGTCCAATATCTCCATCGAGGTAGTTCCGAATCCCGGCTGTGGCTTCGGACCGGCGGCAGGGTCGGTATACTCAATGCCCTCTTCCCAGGCGAAAATCGGCGCGAGAATGCACCTACATGCGACATGTGCAGGCGGCAACCACCCACTGATCGCATTCTTGGGTATCCGTTTGCCGTCTCGATAGGCGCAGATTTCGCAGATGCGAGCATCATGGATGCCCATGATCTCGTAGCCCACGATGTCGTCGCTGGAGTCGAACTCCTGCCAACGCGCCTGCTCGTAAATCTTCGCCGTCTCCGTCCGGGCAATCCGTTCGAGTCGATCACGCCCAAAGGCTGTAAATACGGATTCGAGTTCGCGCACGACCTCCCGGTCGGTCAAACCCTGCTCAATACTTCTGATGATCGTATCCTTGGCTCGTTGGAGAACAGCCGCCTGCTCCTCGCCCACTATCCGCAGTGAATAGCGGCGATACCAGTTCACACCTACTTCGGGAACGAATGGCTCAGCCTGGAACCGTAGTCCCCTTCGGATGGCTTCGGCGAGTCGAAGTTCACTTCTGGCGACTACCGCGCCGTAGGCGTATGCCTGAGCCAATAGGCGAACCAGGGCATCGAGCAGGTTTTTGATCGGTTTCGTGCCTAGAATGAAGCTATCGGGCACTATCCCTTCTACCAACTGCAGTCGGATGAGCTCAGCCTGCCAGGATGAGGCTTTCTGCGCAGAGCCAAGGAATGCCGCTTCGATCTGAGCCAACCGCGTCAGCGTCGCTTCCGGTCGGAAGAGTTGAACGCGCTCTGCACTGGTCATCAGAGCATCGTAATTATGCGGTCGGGAAGCGCGTAGAAGTCCACGAGCTTGTTGTTTGTCAGGTTGCCGGATACGAAGGCACTGGGTCTGGTGAACATCGGGATAACGAACCCCGCCGCCGTGAACGTATTGACCGGGGTAGACTCCATCTCGACCGTAAATGTCGGAGTCCCTAGTACCGTCTTGACCTGGGCGACCTCGCGTATGCTCGTGTTGCCGTCCACGTTCTCCCACAGGAGCACATACTCACCACCTTTGAACTGGGCGGTGGCTGCCAGCGTAAATGTGGCCCCGTCCACACTCACAATAGCCTGTTTGCCGACAACCCCATGTTTCCACTGGACCGCATCACTGGCCAGGGGCACGGCTATGTTCTTGGTCGTGGCGTCTTGCAGCACAAACGTCATGGTCGGCGGACCACCCGGATCGGCCAGTGCCGCAACTGCCAAGACCGGGGCGGCTATGATCTTGGCAGTGTCAAGCACTCCATCGACAGCGGCATAGGTAGAGGCCCCAGCCATTCCCGTCAGCCGTCCGAATCTATGCATCCCCGCCGTAGTCGGTTGAGCATCGTCGGCGACCATCGTTCCCTTGGGGAAAACGAGGTGGCTGGCGACGCGCAACCCACTGGACTCAAAGGCAGCTTCGTTTGCCTCCCAAGCAATACGGTAGCCGACAGAGGCCAGATAGGCCGCCAGAACAGGGCTTGCGAGGTCGAGGTCAACTCGGAAGTAGTCATTGGGCAAGGTGATTGCGTTCTTGACAACGCTATCGCGAAACACTGCGGATGCTTCTATGGCATCATCCGCGTTCGTCAGAGCCGTCACGTCCACCCGATGCTCAAAGGTCTCATCCTCGGCTGCATCGGCTATCGTGACGAGCCGAACACTTCCGTCAAGCGCCTCCTGGACGGCCTGCCGCTTTTTGGCTATGTTGTCGTAGTACTTACGGAGCTGGAGAGCTACTGCCATTTTGTGACACTCCTTCTTTTCGTAGGGCAGTTGGAACTTGAGGCATTGCTTCGGGCACTTCCGGCAATTCCTCCCGGTTGGGCAAGCCCAGGTATTCGCGTATCCAAGATTCTCGCGGGTCTACTGCCTCACAGGTCACAAGGCGGAATATCGACTCGGAAAGTTCTCGGATATTCTTTTGGTCGAGCGGTAGGCTGAAGTTGGGATAGTAGTGCTCGGCAAAGTTGTAGTCAATCAGTGGACGTATTAGGGTCTCGTCAACCCACTCCTCCGCCTTGCGCTGCATGCGCTTGATGACTATCTCCTGGACCTTCTCGTGGACTTCGCCGAGGGCAAACGAGCCGGTCCTCCTTCCCTCATCCGTCGTCAAGGTCTGGCCCAAGAGGCATTTGACCATCTGCTTATCGCAGTATCCGATCAGTCGCTCGAAACCGCTGGTTTCGCCGCTCCTTGCAGCCTCAAGCAGTTCAACCGTCACATCGTCCGGTAGGACAATCGCAGTCTCCTGCTGGATTTTGTCGAGTACATTCTTGAGTTCGTCCTGAGCGGCTTTCGGTAAGCCCCTCCGGTACGATCCTTTGGCGGTCGGCGCGCCGTACTTTTCCAGGAAGATCGCCCAGAACTGGAGCATCTTGTCCTTCATCCACCAGAACTTGTATGCCGCGCGCAGTTCTGAGACGCCTTCGGGCTTCCCATGCTCAGCATTCAGTCTTAGAACCGAGAATTTCTCTATCCCGCACTCGACCGGAATGCCGGAATCCATCAACATGAGTCGCTTCGGGTTGCCGTAGTCGTCGATGTCGAAGTAGAAGAGCCAAGGCGCTTTCGGCTTGATCGCTTGATAAGAAACGAGTCCGGCGTAGGCGGGCTCATCAATGATCCGCCATACCTTCTCTGCTATCGCCGTGCCGTACCAGAGAGCGTCGGCCATGCACTCCTCAATCACGTCGTCAAGAGAGCCCGGCATCTCATCAAAAGCATACTGAACAAAGGAAGCCTGCGCTGCTGCCGCTTCAAAGCCATCTTCACCCTCGGCAACTGAGGAATGGACTTTCCAGCCCCGCGAAAGCAAGCCGCCGATCAGGATGGTGGTGGCCATCTTGATCTCAGGGTCAAATCGCATCTTGCGGTAGATAGAGGCCGCACCGCCCTTTGAGGTGAGCAGATCATCAGTGACGGCCGGCCAGTTGTAGAAGGAACTCTTGTACCGTGCTCCCTCTATCGCCGCCTCTTCGCCCATCGGCGCTTTTCGCGACAGGATGGATTGTATGGCTCGCGGAAGTCTCAAGAGTTCTCTCCCGGTTGAATGCGAGAAGCCCTCCCGGTGTTCTCGGGAAGGCTTCTCTGATCTAAGGATGCAACGGGTATTCAATGGACCCGTATCCGCAACGGGGCGATCATACCCGTTGGGCAGTTCCTACTGGGCCTTGCGGCCCTATGGAATATCATTGATGCCGAATATCCGGCAGATAAGGTGGTCAGTAATCCTTCTGATGAACCGGACTTCTGGTAGTGCGGCGATATTCCTAATGAGTTCCCGGCCAGCCGCACTGAGTCGATCTTTGTCGTGCATGAGGCTGCCCGGTATTGACTCATACCCGGTCGGCTCGTTCTTGAGCGGTTCTGTCTTCACGGTTTCACCTCGGCGGCGGGGGTGCCCACGGGCTCGGCCCGGTCTGGAAACAAGCCACGTAGTTTTCTCTCTGCGTTGAGCAAAACCACAGCATCAACAAAGCAATCCAGGCACATGCCAGCTCCAGTTGCATGTTCGCACTTCTTTCGCCGCGACGTGTAGCGCATGGCAAGATCAAAAACCAGGTCCTCGCTCATGGCCTCACCTCGGCGGCAGGCAGTCTGCGCCCAATGGCTTGAACGAGTTCCTGCACCTGCTGTGGAGTCAACTCAGTCGCCGCCTCCGGGTAGGACTCTTCGCCCGCTTCTCCATCCTCGTATGTGACCGCGATTCTCAGCCCATCGCCGTAGCGGGTGATGGTTAAATCGTCTGTCTGGTAGATTACCTCATCCTCACTCACGGCGTCACCTCGGCGGCGGACTCGGGTTGCGGCAGGGTCTTGAGTCGCTCCCTCAGTTGTCGAACCCACTCTGGACCTTTCTTTCCTGTGCGCTCATAGAACTTGAATGCTTCACGCACTGCAGGGTCCTCTATTCCGTAGTCATTGAGCAGTACGTCCACAGGGTCGGGCGGAAGCGGCACTACTTGACTCCAGTGACCACGGCGATTCGGGCGAGCGCGTCGGATTTGCATCGATTCCTTTACCAGGCGCACTTCCCAAACGCTCCCGCACTCGCATTCCACGAGATAGAACCTCTGGAGGATGTCAAGCCTGTAGCGACTCTGCTTGGGCCATACCGTCCATTCGATCACAGCCCCACAGTCGGGGCAGGTCCACGTCATGATGCAGTGGGTTTCAAGACGAACCCCAACCTCAATGGACATCATCTCTCAACACCTCCGAACGTATTGTCCGATAGGGGGGCAGGCAGGCGGCTCGGATAACCGCCGGGGCTGCAGACCCCTTGCCTGCCACATTATACACCAGAGACGCCTTGCCGCACAAGCTCGCGCTTCCTACTTCCCGTCAGTATCCGTACCGGACCAGCTAAGCCGGCAAATGCCAGTACCAGAGCATCGGCATGGTCGGGCGATGGAGCCCCGCGGTGTCTCATCTCAATCTTGCTCTCCATTCGCTTCTTGCCGCTTTCCAGCCGCACATACTTGATGTTCGAGAGCTGCCGAATCAGCTCCGGGTTGTCCGGTATCGAGATGCACTCATCAAGCGGATGCTCAACACCCTGCTCAACCAATTCAAAGGTCTTTTCGAATCGTTGGCGCACCTGCCACCACAACTCCGCCTTGTAATTGGCGAAGGTCTCCAGTGCGGTCCTGCCGTCGGGCATGCAGGACTTTGAGGGTCCAACGCCCACGTTCACGCCGTACACGCTTAACGGCAAAGACCCTTCCCGATCCCTCGCACTGAATGTCCCGGCTACCCCCGCGCCCACTCCGGCCACATCATAATTGAGTTGGGTGATCTTCTCGGCTTCCGCTTTCTCCAAGGCCCAGTTCGCCGTATCAGTCGTGCCCGGCGACCGGCGTTCGTGAATGCCGGTGACAACCGGACCGCATCGGGCTACCAGTACACTGAGATTCGGCCCAGAGTCCGCCACGTCCAAGCCGCCCTCGAAGCACTCGCCGCCCGGCATATCGAAGCGTTTATCCAAATCGACAGCCGACTTTACCCACGCAAACGGTATGCAGATGTCCTCAACCGAACCGGATGGATCAGCCTCGATCTCCTGAGCGATGATCACCGGATCGCGCAACCTGCGGCACTCAGCCTCATACCACGGATAGATCAACTTCTGAGCCGGCTTGAGTCCGCTCGGCTCTGTTCCCGCAAGACCCGAATCCATAACCTGCCCTTCGCCATCAACTACCTGCCAGTGGTTCTTACGAGGGTCGTCTTTCCATGTGAACCGAAATACCGCCAAGGAACCTGATTCCAACTTCCTGTTGAATACCGTCGTCGGCCCATTGTGCGTAGAAACGTATATCCGAACATTCGTGTTCCCTGAAAGGGCCGCCTCTATCCGCTCCGGTCGCTCCAGAAATGCCGCCTCGTCTACGAAGTAGAAACTTGACCTTCCCCCTCGCCCTATCTCGTCACCGCTCTCGCCGGAAATCGTTCCGAGAGTCGCCGGGTTTAAGAGTCGGCAGAAGTTGTCGTGCTTCTTCCAGTCGAAACCGACCGGCATCATCCAGCTGGGTAGTCGTCGTAGTAAAATCCTGATCTTCTCGAAGATCGTGTCCGGGTTGCCAAGACCGTCCAACAACTCCTGCTTGCGCGAACCCACACTCCCCTTGAACCCCGGTTCAAATAGCCACTCGTGAATCAAAAATGAGATCGATAGCCACGTCAAACCCAGGTCGCGACCCTTCTCTACCAGACCGTCCGTCTGAGTCCTCTTTCTCTCCTCTAACCACCTTAGAAGCTCTACCTGCCGGGGATATAGCGTGAATGGAATGTACTTCTCACCCTCCAGCCTCGGATCGTAAGTCCATACCCACTCGTTTACCCACCATACTATGTCGGAGGCCGCCCTTCCCAATACCGGAGCCCGAATCCCCTCCTCATACTCCAACCTGCATACCGATAGGTAATCGTCCTGCTCCTCCCCAGTTAGTTGAGCAAATGCCTCCGCAGTTAGCACTGTCCCAACCTCACAAGCTTGTCCCGACCTTCAGAGTTGATCTTCATTGACTTGCCTTATGTGATGTTCAAAGACTTCCTGCCAACCACATGTGTAGTTTGGGGAGCATGCACATACATGGGGACCCCGGCTTTACAATCTCGCACGTCCGCTTATGAGCGACAGCAACCACGGGTAGTGAACAAACGAGCAGGAATGCTCAGTATCCCAGGCGTTCACCACCAGTGGTGCGGTTAACATAATGACCTATATAGCGCGTCGATTGAGCACGTACCATGCGTTATCAGGCCGCATCAGGGCTCTCGTCACTACCCATAGTGTCGGTTGGCTCGGGCAGGGCAGGACAGTCCACGTCTACAGCAACCAGTCTCAACCGCTCAGCAGCCAACTGCTCAAGCTCAGCGCGCTTCGCTTCCCGCTCGTCAGGTGATAGTGCAGAGAGCGTAGCATCAACCTGTTGGATGGGTTTCCCCCACGCTCTGTCGAGCCAGGTCTGAGCAGCCTGGAGTTTAACGCGCTCGTCCACTGCACCAAGCATGAGCTTGCGGATAACCTCAAGCGCCTGTGGTGTGTGCTCATTGAGTATACGCTTGAGATCAGCCGGAACCGATAATCGACCGCTCGGATTACCGCTCTGCCCCGGTTGCCACTGATATGGCTTGAGGTGCGGGTACTGCTTCTCGCGCGTGACTTTCCTGCTTGCAACTACTTCTGTAGTATCTTCTCCCTCTCTCTCCCTGTCTAGAACCCCCGTAGTCACTCCAGACCTCTCTCCCTGCGCAACTTCGTGCGTTCTGCCGCCATTCTCGGGGGCAGGCCAGCCATAGACTCGGCTCGGAGTGCGGCAAGGCGAACGCACTCGGCAGGATCGTAGGCGGCGAGTCGTCGCTGCTCGCGCTGCTGCTCAGCCGTGAGTTTACCTTCAGGTCCCCAGTCGAAGGGGTCATCGTCACCGTCGTAAAGCATGGTTCTATCCTTCTGGTTCAACCCGCAGATTTGCGGGTATTGAAACCCGCAGATTTGCGGTAAGTCGGCAGTTTGGCTTCCCGCAGATTTGCGGGTTGAGTTGAGAGCAGATCGGGGTGAAAAGTGTAACGATTGGTACGAGCCCGATCACGCTGAATCCACTGTTGCGAGTCAAGCTCGGAAATTGCACGTTCGACTGTATCTTCGCTCACGTCCAGGATTCGGGCTATCTTCACCATACTTGGATAGCACTCGCCGGTCTTGCGGTTCCGAAAGCTAAGTAAGACCAGCAAGACCCTTGTGGCCGTACCGGAGAGTCCATGCAGTTCGCAGCGAAGCCAATCCCAATCGATCTTGATGTAGGCCACTTGCCACACCTCCCGAGCATGACACCTCCCGAAAATGAAGGGGCCTGACAGTCGGCGGGAGACCGATATTCGCGCACGTGTTCGCTAGTCAGGCCCACACCTGTATTGCGCCGCCCGCGGCGCAAAGCGAAGCCTTTGTATTGCGCCGCCCGCGCCCACCTATTGCGCCGCGGGCGGCGCAGTACATGATCTAAGAGATATAGAGTCTTGAGGGCTTCATGATTTCACCAACCCCGGAGGCACAAGCGCCGCCGGTATGACACGGGGCATTTCCGCCTGCCTGATGGCGTCCTTCGCCATTTCGAGCATGCCGTAACAGAGGGTCTTGTTCTGGAGCGGCCCGGTCACGGACACGTTCTGACCGCTTTCATCTTCTCGCAACTGGATTCGCAGTTCGATGATCGGCATTAGGGCTCCTGAAAGATCGGCCCCGGCGATGATGGGTGCAACCGCCGGGGCCTGTGAGAAGGAGGAAAAGAAACGAGAGCTGATGATCGCTCTCCCATGTACTAGCCCTAGAACAGTGTTGCGTGACAAGGGTGCTCACGCTCAGCTCGGCAGAGCGTGAGCGTGAGTCCTAGTACAATTACCTGATTTGAACTATTTTCGCTCTGAGCGTGAAATAGGGCTTGACAGGCACCGATATAGGTGCTATAGTGAATGTAGTATAGACAGACAGAGCACATTGACAACCGATGAGACAGACTCCGAACCTAAGCCCTGGCGGGGAACGCAGACAGGAGTAAGCAGGGGAGGAGTAAAGCGAACAGCTCTCATGGTGGTCTCCTGCTAATCAGAAGGAGGAGACAGCAAGAATGAACATCAGCTACGGCCCCACAAAGGCTAAAGGCCCCTGGTACGTAGGATACAAGGGCGGAGATATGGTAATGTTCCGTCTTGACCGGGGAATTGAGCCAACTGCCATGACTACTCCGCAGTATGCCGCAGTGATCGGCCCGTTCCGTTCGGCGCGCGGTGCAGCGGCTATGGCCTTTCTTGGTCGGGGAAACCCGCACATGCTAACGGTCGCCGACGCAGAACGGATCGGCAAGGAGATCGGCCTGCACTATGATGCTAAGCGGGGTTGGATATACCCGACCCGAGACTAACTCACGATCCGGCAGGAGGCCAGCATGAGGCTGTTCGCAAGCAGACTGTCCTTCCGAGCCCTTCCGCAAAGGAGGCAAGGATCATGGTCAACTTCACTTCTGATCGCCAACAGCTCGAAATACTGCGCCAGGTTGCCGACCGTGCCGATGAACTCGGCATCGGGTACAAGCGCATGGACATGCTCATGGACCTGGACGCCGCGAACTCCAACGGGCAGCCGCTCGATTTCGCGCGGCTGCTCGATTTCCCTGATTTCGATTTCACCCATGACATCTGCGGCATTCAGCGCCACATCGACCGAACCACGGGTAAGTTGGGGGATTGTTTCATTCCCCGCTGTGCCAAAATAATGTAGAACCGAACAACAATCACGAACGGGAGGGCTCGCACGGGCAGTCTATCACAGACAGAGAGGAGGCAAGGATCAATGACTTACTTTGACGAGCCCCAGTCGGTGCAGATGTCATACTGGTTTTGGAGGCATGAGCAGGCCCTATCCCGCCCCGGTTCCACGCGCGCGCACATAGCTATGCGCTACGTTAATGCCCTGGCGTACCACATGGAGTACCACGGGTTAGGCATGGACTGACCCCCGGCTGACTCTGCTCTGGCCGCAGAGGTGAGCCGGTTGGCTCAGATCAAGAGAAGGAGGCAGGAACGATGAAACAGGCATATTATCGGGCAGTACCAAGTGGCGAGACGTATGTTGTCGCGCTGGACGACGCCGAGGAGGTCACGGCGATCCGAGGACCACTGTACTACCGAGAGGTCACAGCGGCGGCGCTAGGCCAGTGGGATATGTCGGAGGCTGATCCAGACGATCTCGACTGGTATCGTGACGCGGAGTTTGCGCTGATGGAGCCGTCGTACCCTGGCGACACCGATTAGCCCCTCTACCCCAGCCCTCTTCGGAGGGCCAGGGCAGGCGGGAAACCGCCGAATCACGAGAAGGAGGTGAAACTGATGGAACAGACTGCTTTCGACCGGGCAATGGCATTTCTCGAACTGCCCGAGGTCCTGGCGTGTAAGCCGACCACGATACAAGCCGTCGATGCGCTTTTCGGGCACACCGGCACTTGGATCGTGCGCACTGGCAAGCATCCCGAGGAGGGATGGAGAGTTTACCTCTCACGCCTGGACATGAGCGAAGGCGCCGTTGTGCAGCTCGTATTGCCCAACGTGGTATGCGAAGCGATAACACGACAGCGCCGCAGCCTCATCGACCGCAGCCGCCGTAAGCCTCGCCGGGTATTGAACCCCGCCGAGCGCCTTGCGGCCCGTGAGCGCGACCTGCGCCGCGAACTGAAGCGCGTGCGCGAAAAGCGCAGCGGATGACAAAGAGCATCATATCGACCCTGCCCCGATAACTATCGGGGCAGGCGGGAAACCGACAGAGAAGGAGGCAGCAACGATGTTCAACATCAGTGAGAACAAGGGGTTCGAGATCACGTTTGACAACGGCTGGACCGCCAGCGTGCAGTGGGGAGCGGGGAACTACTGCTCGAATCACGACCTGCGGATAGGCGCAAGCTGGGGCGAGCCCGTACCCCCGAGTGCAAGTGCCGAGATCGCGGCATGGGGGCGAGCCGGTCAATGGCTCAAGTTCAAGGGTAAGGACGTGAAGGGTTACTGTTCGCCGGAGGAAGTCGCCAAGTTTCTGGCACGGGTAGCCAAGTTCACGCAGTCCTGACCTTCCGCCCCTGCCCTCCTTCGGGAGGGCCTCGGCGGGCGGTTAGACCGCCAATCACAAGCAACGCCCCCGCACTGTGGTATCAGCCGGGGGCAGGCCAAACCTACAAAGGAGGTTTGACAAGTACCATGGTAACCGTACGCGAATCCACAATCAAGCTGGAGGTAGCTATCAGCTACCAGTGGGCGCTAGACGCCCATGCCGCAATCATGCGGCGCATTGACAATTGCCGCAGGGCTATCCGACTGTGGCTGGGGACCCGCAGGGATAACGCGCGGGCGAACGTGAAACAGTTCCGACTCATTATGCACACGCAGGCGGAAGTATGGCGCACAAGTCTCGCCGCGTCCCTCTTGGGGGTCCGCCCTTCCGACATCGGCACTTTGCGCGCGATTCTTGCGAACCCCGAGGCGTTCGCGCCTGCGGGTGCGGCGAAAGAGCCCTGGGAGATGACCGCGGCTGAGTTTGTCTCCAGACCCATTTCGGATCACGTCTACGAACTACTCAAAAAGGAGTTCTTCGGGAGCGATCAATATCGGATCAGCGAACTTGATAAGACTACAGAAGGCAGGGCTCAACTCCATCGCGTCTTGATTGAACGTGAATTAAACCAGGGCAGGACCCTTCTCCCCGAGGTGCTTGGCGACTACCCCGACCTTGCGGCGAACTATGGGAAGGTCGCGCCGACCCCCGAGCCGACCGCGCCGAAAGGCAAGACAACGCGGCGCATTACCAGAGTTCGGGCCGATGGTGACATGAGCGTGCCCAATCGACTAGGCGCGGAGATTGCCTGCGACCTAAAGGAGTTACGAGCGGCAGTCGAGCAGGTCAAGCGGGCCATTGCCTCACGCACGAGCCTGCCGATCCTCGGGCATATTCTGCTGACGCCAGAGGATTCCCGCCTTCGACTGACAGCAACCGACCTGGAAATCGGCATGGAAACGAGTATTCTTGCGAACGTGGATTCCAAACTGGCAAGGGCGATTGCCGTGCCTGCTGGCGCGTTCCTTGACGCGCTAAACACGCGGAATACCGGTGACGGCGCTGTACGACTGACAACAGGCCGGGTGGACAAGCAAGCGGCAGTCGAGGTCAAGATCGGCACAGGCGCAATCAAGATCATGACGCTGCCTGCTGAGGAGTTCCCCATGCTTGCCGAACTGCAAAATGCAACCGAGTGGCAGGCGGTCCCCGATCTTCTTGACGCAGTTTACCGCGTCAAGTTCGCCGCTTCCGCTGACGAGTCCAGGCGAATACTGACAGGGGTACTACTCGCAGGGAACAGGCTCGCCGCAACTGACACTTTCCGCATTCCGGTCTGTGCCGTGCCGTACGAGTTCCCCGGTTCCGGCGTTGTAGTCCCCGCGCGGGCATTCGACATGCTCACCAAAGCGACCGCGAAGCTGGACAGGTCCGGTATGCAGATGAGGGTATCCGACACGCAGGCAGAGTTCCGGGTTGGCGATCTGACGTTTCGTTGCCGACTGATCGAAGGCGGATTCCCCAACTTCGACAAGGTGATACCCGATCACTCCGACTGGCAGATACAGGTGGATCGCGACCAATTGGATTCCGCACTTGCCGACGTGTCTGTCGTTGCGAAAGAGAATTCCTACCGCACGCGCTTCGACCTGACCGGCACTCGAAAACTCAGAGTTTCGGCTCAGTCCGGCAATCTGGGCAAGGCGGAAGCGGAAGTGGCTGTGCAGGCGCACTTCGGCAAGAACATTCCATGCGACAGCCAACGCAGCAGTGTCCACATGGTCTTCAACAACCGCTTCATACTGGAGGCCCTATACGCGGCGGCGGGAGCCGACATGATCACCATTGCTGGCACGGGCCAGGTATCGCCAGTAGTCATTACGGCGCAGGATCGGCCCGGCTGGCAGTGCGTCCTGATGCCGATGCAACTCGACTAAGCGGTACGACCGCAAATCCAGAGAAGGAGGCAGGAACGATGAACAGCATCAGTGTACAGCGGATCGAGGATAAAGCCCGCGACCTCGTGCGAGAAGAGGCAGAGAAACACGTCACGTCACTTAGCGATAGAGAGGCAAACCTGCACCGAGGCCGAGCAGAAGGAGCAATGAAACTGCTCGACTTCATCGGCATGAGCGACTACGCCAACCACTGCCTCATGGAGCTATGGGGCGAGATACTCGCCGACTCCATGCCGACCGGCTGACCCTCCACCCCTGCCCTCCGGCCAGTGGAGGGCAGGAGTGGGCGATCAGCGCCGATTACGAGAAGGAGGATATGAGAATGCAACTAACCGCCTTACAGCGATTCGTCGCTGACCACTGCATAGGGAAAGGGTTCGATTCCTGCGTGCCATGCAGGTGCTATGCCGGACCACTTTTCCGCTGCCAGCACCCCGAGCACCCGAAGTTCGCTCAACGCCGCCACGCCCGCCTTCGCGAGCAGTTGAAGCAGACGCAGACACACGAGCAGAAGGAGGAATCCAATGCCGATCATACCATCCGTTAAAATCCAGTGTGACGTGCCGAAGCGTTGGCTGGGGCTCGCCGATCACTGCGACGGGCGGCTCGACATGATCGTTCCGTACACGACGAAAGCCGACCTTGCCCGGCACGCCCGCCACGACTGCGGCTGGGTAACAGTCAACGGGCTCTGGATATGCCCGGACTGCCAGGAGAAGATAGGGTTGTCGGAGATACGGCGAATAGCCAAGGAGGAATCCAATGCCTGAGAAGATCGAAACCTACAGAACCGAGGACGGCAGGCTCGTCGCCGTCCCGGCGAGTGACACGAGCGGCGAGATCGTCGAGGAGCTGGTAGCGGCGCTGGAGGGACTACTGAGCATCACCTATCCGCCTATTGGCCAAGACGAAAATGGCTGCCTCAAGCGGGGAGCTGATCGGCCTGAGACAATACGCGCCCGCGCCGTGCTCGTGAAGGCGAAGAGGGAGGAGGTGAAAGACAATGGCTGAGCAAACCGTACGAGTCCAGCTCATGATCACCCCCGAGCTCGAGCAGGGGATTGAGGAGATCATCCCGATCCTCGCCGAACGGGAGGGGTGCAGCCAGCGCGAGATCACGAAGCGTCGCATCCACGAAGATGCCTTGCGGCTCTACATCAAAGTCATCAAAGGGGGCAAGATATAAGTGTTGAGCCCCCGGCATCTTTTGCCGGGGGCTTTCTTTCACCTGAACAGTAGTTCCCCAAGTCCGTCCCACCCCATATCCTCTTTGACCACGGTGCGCAGTCCGAGCCCCTCCTTGCGCATAACACAGCGGCGAACGCGCCTGATGATGGCGCGCGCGCGCTCCTCAGTGAAAGCTCGCTCCTTCCACGACCCGCCGTTCAAGTAGGGTTCATTAGGCCAGTGCTTCACGATGTCGGCGATGGATACGTCTTTATCGCAGGACTCCTCGAAGACGCCCTGCTCAAAGTCGTTGACGTTGCCGGAGGCGTAGGCAAAGCGAATGTCGAGCCAGAGCAAGGCCGCCAGGGGGGTCCGATCCGACCACTGGCCCTCAACGTATCCGCGCCGCGAGTGACGTTCGGCTGCCCACCTGCGGTATGCGAGATCAGCCGAGAGTGCGTCAAGGGCGTCGCCGCCCCCGATACCCGCACCAAAAGTCCGCCTTGACACCGCGCCTCTCCTGATGGTAGAATCTATGTGCCGGTGGACAAAATTCGGCTTCATGCCGTGTGATCGCGTCTCGATCCTATATCCCCGGCACTTGGCAAGGTGTCTGATTGGTTCTACCAGAGAGCGCTCTCGGCGACGGGGGCGCTTATCCCACTATGCCCTCCCCCGAGTGCCATAGACGCCCGCATCTCGGACACCCGAAGTAACCGTTGTCGCCGCCGACCATTGGCAGCCGACAATACTTACAGATCAGACTGATCGTAACGACCACTTGCCAGACGTTCATTTCAGCCACTTTCGAGCTTCTCTCAGCCGGGCGCGTTTGCGTTCGTCCTTGATCGCTACCACCTTCCTCTGCCCGTCGACCTCGGCGATCAGGCGCTCTATCAACTCCGCCTTGCGTCTGATCTCCGGCATCGCAAAAAGGTTCTCGGCGGCAACCAACCAGGTTCGTATTTCGCTCAATTCCTCTGCGGTGATCGGTTCGTCAGCCATTCGGGTGCGCCTCCCTCACCAGCCGCCTTAACCGCTTAACCTCAGTAATCAGGCAAGCGCGCACGGGATGGCTGCACCGCGACGCATGCTCACCACGAGGCCAGCCACACTCGGCACAACCGAGGTATTGCTCATCTCGGGCAGAATCGTGGCAGTCAACCGGTTTAAGTCCGGTAATCATCGCCTCCAACTCCTGCTCTGAGAGCGGTTCGTCAGACATTGTGAGTCTCCTCCCATTCGGCTTCAGCCAGGGCGTAGGCCAGAGCGGGCGCACATGGTCGGTTGCATTGCACGTTGGGGCGGACCCGTTCACGGTCATAAATACAGCTATCGCAGAAGTCATAGACCTGAATGAGTGCAAGAGTCGTATCTGTCAACCATTCCAAGGCCCTCTCCGCGATCCACTTCTCCCCTTCCAGCACCGCGATCCGCGCCTCCTTGGCGGCGAGTTGGACCAGGAGCTCGTCACACGCATCAACGGCCCGCTGACGGAACTCACTCGAATGGCGTAGAACATTATCCTTAGTCACTTTCGGCCCCCTCTCCGAGCGCGGTGCGCAGGGCTTCTTCGGCTGTATCGTACCAGGCGCACGGCTTCCCTGGCAGCGCCTCAACGGCGAACCGGCCTTCGTTAAGCCCGTGCGCAACCCCCCCGCGAATCAGAGTCGTGCCAGGCGGCATATCTTCGAGCGACAGCCTTCGCAACTCGCCGTCCGACTCCTGGCCGCAGGCCGCGCGGATTGAGTCAAACATCGGCATGATCGCGGGGGCCGAGTACACCCTTCCCGAATAGTCGGATAGCGGCTTGTCGCAGACCTGAAAGATTCCCTGACCTCGGCTTGTGGTCCACCTCAACTTGCCGCCACAGACTGGACAAGCCGAGAGTGACATTGGCAACTTCGTCAGATCAATGCTCATCGGATTCTCCTTTCCTTCGCGGCGTCTATCGCCGCGTCGAGCGAGTGAAATGGGAACGCTATAGGATCGGCCTTCGCGGCTCGTATCAAGTCGCGCTTGAAGTAGGCGACCTTGCCCAACCGCTCACACAGACACCGCGCGATACCGAGGAACCACTGCCAGTCAATCGCCCTCACTCGCGCCTCTTTCTCGGGTGACGGCCAGTCCCAGTTTCCGAGGTGGTTCGAGCAGCCGACAGCGAATACATCGCAGTATGGGGCCGCGCGCTCAATGAGTTCCAGCGTAAAGTCGGGGTTAATGACGGGCTCGAAGGAGGCCCAGGTGAGGTAGCCACTCTCATGGAACCTGTATAGGTTGCCCAGCCGCACGTGCGCCGATATAGTACCCCGCTCCCACACGTCTCTACTAGCTACATCGCGCGTCGTCAGCGTCTCACCGAATTCAGCGAATCCTTGCTTCCCTGGCAGACTGAACTCCGATATGGACTGCTTTGTAAGAAGCCGCACCCGATTGCCCGAAAGATAGATCAACTCTAGGGCATGGCGCAGAAGATCATAATCCTCCTGCACATGGACCTCGCACGGGTCCCCGATGAAGCTCATGAAGATCGGGTCTTCCTGTTTGCCGATCTTCGCCAGGTCGCGCTCCAGCCGAGAGATCAGGTCCTTCTTGACCGGCCCGGGGATGTGGTAGTCTTCGCGCGTCTTGTGTAAGGTCAGTGGCGCGCTACAGTAGCGGCACTCGCCCCGGCAGGTCGTACGAAGGTTCAGCGCATACCCCCGGCTGTATTCCGCCGCAGCGGCGGTCGGCTTGTATAGAACATCAAGTGTCATTTCTGCTCCTTCCCGACCTCGGCCTTGGCCCAATCCAATACCTCCTGCCGATGTTTATCCGACCAGCCCGGCAGCCCAGACGCCAGACCGGCAAGAATGCGCGCAACCCTCTCCCAGTCGCCGATCTCTTCTTTGACCGCAGCGATCAGGCTCGCGCGCCGCGCCTCCAGGCAGGAGTCCTTACACAAGTGAATGCACGACGACCCATAGGCCCTCTCTTCAGGGCCGGTATAGCAGGCCGCTCTTTCCACACAGAGGCACCGGCAACCATCGAGCATCTGACTAAGCACCACGTTCATCATCGAATCGTCCCTCCATGCCAATCCGCGAAGTTCTCAAGGCGCATGAGTCTCCATTTTGAAGCACAACTGCGCGGCATCAGGAAAGTTCAGTGCGGCGAATTCTCCATGAAACCTCAGTGCCGCTCTGTCGTACGCTCGCGCTGCTTGTTCTTGAAGATAGAAGCATCCCAAGTAATACTCTTTGCCCTTGGAGGTAATGACGGCTCGCCATGGTTTTCTACATCCCCGGTGGCTCTTGGATACACCGAGGTACCGACTCAGACCCCAAGTCGAGTGGCGACCGCACTGGTTCTCTTGGTGTGTGCAGACCCGTAGGTTGCGCCTGCGGTTATCGAGTCCGTTGCCGTTGATGTGATGGACATCCATGCCCTGGGGAGCACCCATAATTTCCCGGTGCATCAAGACGTTCATATATCCCGGCTTACAGTTCTTATAGCCGACGGCATATAAGTTTCGCCGCAACCTGCCCCCGCGACTACTACGGGTAACGTGCCATTTGCGCTTCATGACTTCCTCATAGTCGGCATCATCTACCAGCGCCACCTCGCCCTGCGTCAGAGTTATTTCTTTCATAACATCCCCCAAACGAAAAGCGCCCGACTCAGGAACCGGCTGTTGTCTACGCAGCAGGCCCGAATCGAGCGCCGTTGTAGTATACCATGTCTCCGGTGATCCTGCTGCGTAGACACTTTCATGATACCTCATTGGGGTTCGCCAGTCAATGGCCCGTAGAGATCAACAAAGTCCTCCAGCCGAAGAAGTGCATACCGTCGCGCCTTTCGCCCCTGAGACACCTCAGTCAGAACCACCATCGGTGTCTGGTCGTCTTTACATGACCCTACAGCTTGCGACACTGCCCCCGTGAGCCAAGTTGGTAGTTTCTGGCGAGCCTTGTGCTCAATAGCAAGCAAGGGCGTCGTCACGTCGGCGTGCGGCCCGCCGGTGCAGGGTTGGCGTTCGCCGCCAAGTATCGCCGCCGTCTCACGTTCCTGCCGCTTCCAACGATCTCGACTGCTCATGACTTCCCCTTCCTCGCCTTCAGCCAGGCACTCAGCCAGTCGCGGACTTCGCGGGGTTCGCTACCCTTGAGGACCGCCCCAACGGTCTTTCCTCGCTTCGTGATCTCCAGGTAGATCGCACGGCAGTCGATGTTCGATTCCCTCACGAGAAGATCACGTTGCCATTCAGCGTTTTCCAGTTCGAGTGGTTTCATGATCTCTACTCCCACGCCTTGTCGCAGTCTTTGACCCCGCACTGCGGGCACGTCTCATCGACTAAACCTCCGCAATACCGATAGGGCACGTCCGGCACAGGCGTGCCCTTGGGATACCGCTGTCCCCACTTGTGCCCGCAGTTCCGGCACACGAGTTCGACGGTGTAGGTGTCAACGTCAGTCCGAATCTCGTTCATTTCGATCTCCTCATTCTTTCAGCCAATCTCCCGAGCGGGGTTCCGGGTATGAAGAGTTCCCAGCTCATTAGTTAGCCTCCCTCTCGCCCGTTTTGTGGACTCAAAAATCTCGGCTCCGCCGCCCGTCGTCTATCCGGCCCCCTCACCTCTCGCCAGTCAACGCAGGCGGCGAGCCTACTGCCGAGTCTCAATGCCTCGGTGTCAAAGTCCGTAGGCGACAAGTTGGAGCTGAAGCACAAACGCGGCCTGCCGACAGACTCACACTGGTTGAGCAGGTCGAATATCTCCGACTGTATCTCCTTGCCCTTGAACCCTAGATCGCCCAACGTCAGGAAGTCGTGCAGGTCGCCGATCAGCAGGAGGTCGCACTCGCGCAGAATCTCGCCCTCGCGCGTGTCGGTATCGTTGTGCCGTTGCCACTCGTCGCGCATGTTATGAACAATCCTGTGGCTGAACCGATACCGCACGTCATAGACCCGCCGTTTGGTCGTGAGCATGTAGTTGCCTATCGCGTGCAACAGGTGGTCCTTGCCGACCCCGTAACCACGGTTGCCCACTCCCCAGAAGCCGAGTCCATGATCTACCTCGGGAAAACTCACGGTGAACTTGTGCGCGGCGGCGACCGCCGCCTTCTGGAGTTCGATCTCCTCCGCCGTGCCGGCGAAGGTAAAGTTCTTAAAGCTGTTGGTGAGTTGTTTCCCGCTCAACCCGGAACGCTCCAGGCAGCACTCGCGATACCACTGGATGCTCTCTTGCCTATGGCGAAGTTCTTCGGCCTCGATCTCCTCGGCGGTCGGCGGGTGCTCAAAAACGTGCCTGAGCTTTTCCCGGAGCTTCTCGGGGCAGTGGGAGAGGAACGCGGCTATCTGGGGTTGGAGGGGACCGATCATCGGCTGAATACCCCGGCGTCTCGTTTTGGTTTTGGTGTCATATTAGGCACTCCGGTCCTGTAGGCGTCGAACTTACTGGAGAAGAATGTCAGGCTGTGACCCTGTTTGGTGATGAACGGGTCGGGGTCTGTGAAGTAGAAACCGATCCGCTTCTCGATTTCCCCGAACCTGTGACCCCGAAGTAGTGCTTTGAAGATCGCCGCATCCCGCGCCTCCTTGATCGTCGGACAGTCCTGGAACTCCTGAACGTACCGATCGTGCCAGACCTTGATGAGCCGCTGAGGTTCACCCTGATTCGCCTTGAGGTCCTTGCACCAGGGACAACCAGCGGAAGGTTCCAAAGGAACCTCAGTCTGTTTCTGTTTCTGTGTCTGTGTCTGGTTCGGAAGGGAAGGGGGTATGGGGGAAGGGAATGTTTCACTAACCGTTCCAGCAACGTTGCATTTCCGTTTCCGCGCGCGGCATTTTCGCACCCGCTCTGTGCTTGAGTCACTCTCAAATTGTCGCTTGTCCCAGTTGGTGATAAATGCCATTTTACCGCGATAGGAAACCATTTCTATCGCGTAGAAACGGGATAGTAAGTCAGTTGTAATCCGTTTTCTCATCCGAATTGATTGCGCAATATCGTCATTTGTCATCGGTTTTGAACTCGATAAGAGCAGAGTACCGCGCACTGGACTCTGGTTGGCTAAGGCCAGTAAAAGACCCCATATTCCCACTACTTGCGAGTACGGTATCTTGAGTTGGCGCGCTATGTGAGCGCACTTCTTACAATCGAGGACGTCATCCCACCATCTACACCAGCCCATCATGTTGCCTCGGTTTCCTTCGCCGGTTCCCAGAAACTTGCCCCTGCCTTGCCAAACCTGACCAAACTCCACCCCGATTCGATCCCGCCTAAGCCGACCCTGCCAAACCCGACCGGTGCTCACCCGGTCCTACCATGCCTGGCCGCGCCAGTCCAGGCCTTGATCGGAACAGATCGTCCTCGCCACACCAAACTGCTCCAAATCGTGCCCTGCCTTGCCACTCCGTACCCGGTACAACCGGACCTCGCCTTGACGAGCCTTTCCAGACCCGGCCACGATTACGGGAATGAGTGCGTCCATGCCGAACCTCGCCTTACCCAGCCTCTCCACTCCAAAGCCGGCCGTGCCGCGAGTATGAGTGCGAAGAATCCCTACCTTGCCGCGCCTCGCCTATCCCCATCCGGTCCCACCATGGCAAGCCAGACCGTGCCACGCCCCGCCTATAAAGAGGATAAGTCCGATCCCTGCCCTGCCGTGGCTCGCCAAGCCAAACCTCACCGCTCCAGACCGGACCTCGCCTGAGTTCAGAGAATGAGTGCAACCCCTACCCTGCCCTTGCTGAACCATGCCACGCCTGAACTTACTCGACCTCGCCCCACCTCGCCATAGGTATAAGTGCGACCCCTGCCTTGCCTTGGTTTGCCTCGTCACACCAAACCGCATCTGTCCAAGCCTCGCCCGGCATTACCCGTCCATACCAAACCTGACCCGGGCCTGGCCCATCATGCCCTACCAAGCCATGTCTTATGCGATCTGACTGAACTCCTGCAACTCGAAATGGGTGACCTCGAAGCGCCCAAAACGGGGGCGGTAGTCGCCCACACCGATTCTCTCCCCCGCGACTCTTATGACGGCCTCGATCACCTCCAGCGGGATATGGTCGTCGAGCAGCTTCAACTCGAAACTCAATCCCCATTCCGGCAGCCAAGCCCGCGTCCTCACGATCCTGGCCCGCTGGATACGAACAGGGGCCTGATGTTGGACCGCCTCTTGGTTCTCGTGCAGAATGAACCGCGGCTCGACGAGAAGGGAGCCCTTGAAGTCGTCCTTGTACGTCTTCTTCCCCTGTCCCTGAATCTGGAACTGAGCCGCCGCCTTGACGAGCGCCTGGTAGATATGCTCTGCAGGCTGCACGAACTTGCGGTCTCCGGCCCGCCGATACGCCGACATCTCGAACTCCTCCGCCGGTGTCGGCTTCGTCTTGTGGACGGGCTTCACTGGGTCCTGAAGTTCCTTCTCTGTGATCTCGCTGAACCGGTGCATGAGTAAGCCCGGATCAGCCCCCTTGATGGATACCTGAATCGTTCTCATCGTTCTTCCTCCTCGTTCTCGTGATCGTATAAACTGGGGCGACTCGTAAGATGCCAGTGCCGACCGCACGAGCAGAGGTACGGCCGTACATCCAAGCCGCTCTTTTTAGTCTGGCGCTTTGCAGCCCTAATAGCGGCCTC